ATTGCGGTGATTACGAAGCCGGACGCGCCGCTGACTGCAGCGATTTCGGCCTCGATCGTGCTCAGCGGCGTCACGCCGCCCGGCGTGGCACTGGCGCGAAGCGCCGAGGCGAACGCGGCCGCGATGATTGCCTTGGTTGACGGACTGGCCGCCGACAGACCGGCGATGGTCATGGCAATGGTGTTCGGAACCGGCGCCAGCGCATAGACCAGGGAGGTCACCGGCTGCAGGTCGAACAGCGCATTGGCAATGACGAGCTGATCACCGGTGGCGACGATCCCCCGGACTTCATCCGTTGCAACGCCGTTGGAGCCTTGCGGGAATCCCCCAAAGGCTGCTTCGGCATCATCCATCATGAACATCACGCCGACCGTGCCGGCGCCGTAAAGATTCGGCCTGGCCCAGGCACGGGTAACGCCGGCCACGCTCAGGGCCCACGTGACATAGTCGGCCGCCGCACCGCCCTGGCCGGGGTTCGAATAGGCGGCAATCATCCTGGTTTTCAGGTCGTCGTCGCGTTCGACGTCCGCACCGCCTGCGATGGTCGCGGTGACCGTACCTGCCGAGGATATGCCGGAGATCGCGTTGGCGATAGTCATCGTCGTTCCAATCGGCGTGTTGCCGGCCGCACCGGGCAGCGCGGCCACCACTGTCGCGACGACATGACCGCCGGCCGCAGTGGCGTCTGCCGCGACAATAAACGCGGCGCCATCCGAGCGGTTGACCGAGGCTCCTGCTGGCAGCGTTCCCGCGGTCGCGTTGAAGGTCACCGTTCCAGAGGCCGCGGCGGCCGCCTTGCGGGTGACCCCTTTGAGCGCGGACCAGCCCTCGAGGTATTCATCGGTCGCGGTGAACGGGACTGCCTGTTTCGCGATCCAGTCGAGGTAGCCGTAGAGCCCGTTGACCATCGCCGCGAGGGCGTCGCCTACGATCCGCAAGTTAGCGAACCTCAGCAGGACGTCGACGCCGGGCAGGCCTGCCGCGATGTCGGCGGAAACCTGGGCGCGCAGTGCCGAAAGGTTGGGCCGGGGAAAGGGCATCAGATCGTGTCCCAGAGGCGCGAGAAGCGCAGCGAAAGCGGTTGGCCGGTCGTCCGGTGGATGGTGATCTGCGCGCCCAGCATGCCGGGGCGCGGGTATTCGGTGATAACGTCGATGCGGGACGAGATGGCGTCAGTGATCAGCCAGGCGAGCGCGTCCTCGATGTCCGCCTTGACCACCGCCAGGAGGCGCTGGGTCGGCTTGTCGCGCTGTCGCAGCCACAGTTTGGAGCCGATCGTGCCGCCCCACCATCCGCGCCGGTTGGCGTTGCCGTCGGGCAGAAAGTCATCATCCTCCGCGGCGGCATCGGTGAACAGGCTGATCAGTACCGCAGTGCCTAGGTCTCCGGCATTCTGCATTGCCGGATCGCCCGTGGTGATCGCGTCGATCGGCGTTCCAGCTTGGTCCACGATCGGCGAACCGGTCTGGTCGACCCACAGTGAGCTGACGCCCGGATCCAGCAGCCAATCCCCGTAGCCCTGTGACGGGTTCCAACCGGTGACGATGTCGGTCATGCGGTCTGGTCCGTGGTGCCGGTCGAGCCGTCGCCGGTCTGCACGCCGGTATGCTTGTGGGCATTGTAGGCGTCGTGCAGGGCCTTGACGTCGATCGAGGTCCCGCCGGTTTCGAGGACGATGTTGCCCACGACCTTCAGATCGCCGGTTATGTCGATTTCCGGACTGTCGAGGGTGATCTTGGAGGCGTTCTGGATAACCAGCGGGAGGCCGGCGCAGTCGAGGAGGGTGCCCGTCTCGGTAAATTTCAGGATAGCGCCGCGGACGTCGTAGACGGCGGTGTCCCCAGGCTTGAGATTACGCGGGCGCGATGGGCGATGGCTGGTGGCGATGACCACCGAGGCGCCTCGATCGGCACCGAAGCGGAGCATGACCACCTCGGCATCGACCGGCGGAACGGAAGTAAATCCGAACTCGGTAAGGCGCCGCACCTTGTCGAGGATGCGATCAGCAAAGCCGCTGCCGTATGCCTTCTCGTTAACCTGCAGTTCCTGTAGCTCGCCGGTGTCGTCGACCACAGTCGCTCGCCCGACCCCCAGCAGATTGGCAAGCGTGCCCCAGCTCATTGGCCTGGCCCCTTGAGATCAGCGAAACTTTGCGAGATGAGCGTGATGGGTTCCGGAGTGAATGCCTGGGATGGCATTGCTACGATCTGGGCGGTCGTTCCGGTTTCATTTGATCGACGAAAATGCACCTCGGAGATTACCAGGTTGCTCAAAATCCCAGGCAGGGCCACAGGAATGAGGGTATTCGGCCGCCACAGTCTGCCGGCACTGTCACGCCAGCTATCCAAGGTAAATGTCGCGATCTGGCTCCGCCCCGCACGACGAGCACACTCCCACTTTGCGCGATCGATGGTGAATTGGTGCGGTTGCTGCGCGCCTTGATCAAGAATTAAATGAGTTAGTCGGTGCCGGGGAACCCCCGTGTCGCGCTCGGTATCGTAAAATGTTCCGCCGTCCAGCTCCTGCATGCCGTCGACCGCTGACCCGCAACAGACATAATCCGAGAATCGCTGGTCCATTGAGCGGGACCAAGACCACATTTGAACGTTTTCCCCATAGGCCGCTCCACTGGGTGCGCACAGCGTCCCGACATTTGAGAGCACAAGCCGGCCGTGGCTGTCTTCATAAGCCAGAAGCTTCGCGTTGCGGGCAACACGCTGAATGATATCTGCCGCCGTCTCGCCGTAGTTTAGCGGCCAGGTTGGTACGGTGTCACCTGGACTTGCACCTTCAGCCAAGGCCACTGCGATGCCGTAGGGCAGCGCGAGGTCGTTCGCGATCGTCAGCGCGTTGCCGTTGACCAACTGGTGGGACGGCCACTCGGCCGAGCAGTCGACCAAGTCCTGCGTCTTCCCGCGGCCAGCTATGTCGATTCGGTGGCCCGTGGCAGTGCCACCATCTTCCACGTGATCAACATAGCCATCGAGCACCTGGTCGTTGCCCAGAATCACCGTGCAGGGGTCCCCTGGGTTAACTGGGATGGAAGTGCCGGGCGGAAGACTGGCGCCGATGGAAAAGCTATTCGGGAACGCCTCGGCACGAAGCGATACCTCAATATCCTCCCAACCCGCGAAGTCCCCGCCGGCGATGACCAGTCGGAGATCCGCCGGATCCGCTTTGGGCGTCGAGCCCGCAACGACGATTTCGGGATCAGTCACGAGGCGAGAGCCTGGAACTGGGTTGGAAGGAACAGGGGGTGCGGGGGTGCGATTTGAGTGACCAGCTGATCGGCGCGGGTAGGATCGCTGTAAATGATCTGGGCGAGGGCCAGCGCCGGCAGGGGCGCGCCGAAGCCGAACGTCCGGATCTGCGGCAACGTGGCGCCGCGATCACGCAGGTCGTTGACGATCGAGGCTCGGCAATCGAGCAGCGCGGCGAAGCTTGCGTCATTACCGGCGTCCGCCGCCTCCAGCGCGAGGTCCTCGAGGACTGGCCCGATAGCAGCAATGCGAGCAGCAGCATCGTCCGCGCTCCATGGCTGATATTGGCCGACAGCATCGGTCAGTGCCGCCACCGCCGCCCGCGCAACAAGGGTGGAGAAAGCCGGCGCCTGCGATCGCGCCTGCGGTTCCAGTGACAATCGGATCACCCCAACCATCAACCGAATCGCGTCCGCCGGATCTGCGCATGCCGACGCCAGCGCATCGATCATTGTGAAGACCGCGGGCGGAATGCCAACGGCATTCGTCAGGTCAGCGGTATCCACCGCATCGGCAAACGCGGACGATGCGTTGAGCACAGCGGTCCTCGATGCCGATGCAACGTCCACCAAGTCTGAGACCGTCGTAGTTTCAGCATAGGGACTGTCGTTCGATCCGCCGACGCCCGCGTTGCCGCCCGAATTGAAGCGCCCGAATTCTCCGGGCAGCTGCGCAACCAAGCGGGTAAGCGCGGTCGCATCGCGCGCCAGGCGGTCAACCTGCCGCTTCCACATCGCTGCGCCAGCCGTCGAACTGGACCGCAGAGGGTTGATCCCGAGCGTGCTGGCAATCGCCGCCACACCCTCAATCGC